TTACAATATCTGGGGTAATAATTATGCTTGATTTCTTAGGAACTCTTGGTTTCCCTCTAGCTGCTGAAGTAATACCTTCAACTGCTGTGTCTTCTTTAACGATACTATCCGTTGAACATGAGAATGTTAGAAACAATATCATTAAGAATAATAATTTTAAATTTTTCATAATAGTGTTATATCTTTAAATAATTGTAAATTCGTTTCTGTCGTATATGGTACAGCAATAACTTTTGCTTCAATATATCTTGACGTTGTAGGATATCTTCGGATCATGTCGCCTGTTTGAATTTGAGTCATGTTGAAATTACCGCTCGCTTTCAATACGTATGCATCATCTATTTCTATCCATTCAATCATAATAAAGTAATTTCCTCAAATATACTTAAATTTGCTTCAACAGTGTATGGTAATGCATCAACTCTCGCATGAATATATCTATTGATTGAAGTATATCTTCGAATCATGTCATCAACTTCGATTGAGTTCGTGTTCGTGTTAGTTCCTTTATAAACGAATGCATCGTCTATTTCGATCCACTTCGCATCAATTAACGGTGGAATATTTTCTGATAATGGTGCACCAGTTCCGACAATTGCACCACTAAATGTAACAAATTCATCAACTACGGCTGATTCAGATAATGATGTTATAAATCCAGAACCTTCCTTGAAATTTGCTGATTCAGTTGACACGATTTTCCATTCGATAGGCTGTCTTGCCTGTGTCAAAACGACGAGAGCTGCGTACGAAAATATGCCATTCGAATCGTTTGTTACTGTCATTAATCCACTGAAATCAATATTGTATCTTTGTTTAATTGGAACAGACGCAACCCAACCATTTTCAACATCGCGAGTAGTTACGTCAGTCATGTCTGATTCATCTGAGAAATTGTTCTCTGTCAAACATCCAATTGGGACCAATAACGATGACCGTTTGATGTATAATAATCTATTTTCGCCTTTCATGAAATCGCCCATTTTCTTATCCTTTTATAGTCGGTTTTACTGTATTTCCATAATCAAATGTAATTTGATAGTCCAAATCTAATAATTCATCCGTAAAGATTTCAATAAATTCTGCATCAATTATATTTTCTTTAGTGTCCCATTCATAAGAAGTGGGTACAAATAAACCTGTTAAACCATTAATTTGTACGATTGATAAATACTCAAAATACCCATAAACACTGCCTTTGAAAATTCGCGCAGGTTTTTGACTTGCTCTCATTGTTTCATGACCCATCATACCTAAAATTGGTAATTCGTCAGTCAATCCAAATCGATTCCATGCCGCGGTGTTAGTTGTTCCATCGATTTCATAAATTGCACCTTTGAAATTGTCTTCAACATTGTCGCCAGTAAATACTTCTTTTATGTTTTTGATTTGCGCAGAAGGTTTTGTTGTTCGCTGAAATGTATGAAATTCGCCTTCAATCGTTGTACCTTGAACTCCAGATCCAGTATCTTCTTGACCCAATTCAACTTGTGTAATGTGACAAACGCCACCTCCGATTCCGCCATTACCATCTCCCGAAATGTTTGTTCCTTGACAATTGTACATCGCAACAATTAAATTCCCAGCAACTGGCAACGGGTCCATCGTATCATCAATGACCCATGATGCATTTGCATAAAATGATTTAGAAATATCGTCTTGTGTATTTAATAACCAAGTTCCATTTGGGCGTAAATAATATATGTCCGAGGATCCTGAATCTTCTAAACGAACTTCGTATTTAAAGTTAGTTGTTTCAGCTGGTGGATATCGATTCACTTCTCCATGAAATCGCAATGTCAAATCTAATCCAGATGCAAATAATAATGGGTCTGATTCAATGACGATTTCGTCTGTATTATAACCAGTGATTGCTAATGAAATTCCACAACCGTTAGATAATGGATATGAAACAAGCAATGCAGATAAAACGTCCCATTCAGGAATGTCAGGAAAAACTCCCACACACAAATACTGATTCGAAAACAATGATTGTAGTTGTCCGTATTTGTAATTAATTCTATATGCACCAATTGAATTTTTGATATTGATTTGCTGATTCGCTTGAATGTGGTGAGGTACAAATCCATCGGTAAATGATCCGAGCGTCCATGCTGTTTCCAATGTCGATTTCGCAGGTGTTAATGCTGCACCAAGATAATCATAACGAAAATAATTAATGATTGAATCTTCTGATATTTGTACAGGTCGAGTGATGAACCATTCACCATTTTTTGATTGAACATTTGCAGTAAACGGTTCCAAAATGTCGCGAATGACCTTATCACAACTGAAAATAGTTTCGCCATCATCTTCTACATATCGTTCAACATTTATAGTCGCATTTGCTAAAACGTCTAGCGATTGATCTAATCCATTATAATAAATATCTATGTCTGTATTGATATTGTGTTGTAGGCCTGTTCTTGCTAACGCCTTCGACAAAACTGATAACATCGTGAATTTACCTGTATATGGAAAACCTGAATCATCTACGAATGATAAATTTTCAAGATAACCTAATCCATCAACACAATCGAATGAAACTTTCCATTCTGCATTTACATAATCTTCGTACCATCCTTCTGGATTCATCCATCCGATGAATTGCGTTTGTAAATTTCGTGAATAAATGACTTTGATTGTTTTTTGATCTTCAGTGTATAAATCGTAGAATGTCAATGAATCATCCGCTTCCAATTCGACTCGCAATCCTTTACCTCGAATCGCGTCCAATGGATCATCAACTTGTGCATGAGTTAAAAAAACTCGCCCATTGATTTCAGTTTCAGTTCCTACAAAAGCATCGTCATATATTTCCAAACGATGATCTGAATTTGTAGTATCTTTGTATTCTAAGAAATATTTCAATGCCATATTATAAACTTAATTGACCACCCAAGGCCTTATTTCTATCCAATGTGTTTTTCAAAACACCTACTAATTTTGTTCCTGCGATTTCGAAAACGTATGTTCCACCGCCACCACCAGATGATGTTTGAACTGAAGAACCAGATGTTGATGAACGCGAACCAGATCCACCGACTGAGCCACCTCGACCACCGCCACCACCGATTGATCCGCCTATTTTTGATGCCTGAGCACCGACTGCAGAACCTAACGCGACAAGAGCAACCCCAGCTGCAATTGCAACAACTGGATTCAATGATTTCAATGCAAGTTTGATTGCCAATAATCCAACACCTACCTGAATTGCCATTTTTCCTAATGATGTCAAAACTGAACCTAAACCTTGTAGCAATACTTGACCACCGGCCTGTAATAAGTTTCCTCCGTTCGCTAGCGTTTGACCGATAGTTTCGCCTAGATTAGCAAAGGTATTTGCGATTTCGTTCGATATAATCGAGCTGGCTGATTCATTAAAGAAATGTAATGCCTCGACTGAAGCTTCGTAATGCGCCTTTTGTTTTGCAAGTTCAGCATCATAAACCGATTGTGGAATTATACCGATTAATTTTGTCGCATCCAATGGTGGAATTTTATCAAAATCTTCTCGCGATCCAGTCATTTCAAGTTGAAAATTCTGCAATGCCTTTTTTGCCGTTGCTGTCAATTTAAACATTTCAGCTGGATTCGGTGCACCCAATAATGCTTCTGCACGAGGTTTTGATTTCGCCTTCGCCTTTTTACCTAAAATATCATATTGTTGATCTGCAGTAACTCCGTATTCGGCCATGACATCTTTAATCGTGTCTTGCAGTTCATTTATTTCGTTTTCGATTTCTGTTTTGCCATCGCCTAAAATCGCCTGACCTAATCCACCCAATGACGGAACAGATGCACCTAAATTTGATAATGCAAGGCCTAATTTATCAGTTGCTGATAATGTTTTTTTCGTTTGTAATTCAGCAAGTTTTGCAAATAATGGTGCTTGTTGAGCTTGTAATTGTTTGACAATACCTGCGCCTATAATCGACTTTTTTTGTAGATCGTATGCCTTTGATATTTCGTCAACCGATGCCTTTTCAAGATCCATATTGCCGAAATATCCCGGATATTGTTTTTGAATTTCTTCGATTGCAAGTTTACGCTGTTCAGTTGATAACGATGCATCATCTAACGCACCGACTAAAGTTGATAATTCTTGAATTTCCTCGCCTATACCTTCAGCTGCCTCACGAAATGCCTTATCGGCTGCCGATGTCGTGGAAATCATGTCTTGCATTTCGTCACCATATGAAACCATCAATGATGTGATTGCAGAAATCGCTAATAGGATCCCAGCAGGTCCAGCCAATGATGATAACATTGCTTGTAATGCCTTAGTTCCACCGCCTGCAGAAGTTGCTAAATATCCAAAATTTTGTGTTAATTGTGTGATGTTATTCGCAACACCTTGAATGCCGAATGGTGCGTCCTGAACAATACGTGAAAATTCAGATAATGCTGGTACTGCATTTACTTTTGTAGTTTTTGCAAGTTTACCTTGTTTTTGTGATGCGACTTTAGTTTTGTTACCAAAATCTTGTACTGCTTTTCCCGCTCGTTTCGTTCCGTTTTCAAGGTCTTTCGTCTCTGCGGTAAAGACCATTTTTAAATCTTCATTCGCCATTTTTGATCTTGTTTTTTGCTCGTTCCATTACATACTTTTTTTGAGCTGCAATCATCATTTCTCTTTGAACATCAACTGATTTCTTTTTATTCGATGTTAATGGCCAGAATGATTTGATTGATTTCTTTATTTTTTTTGGATCTTGATGCGGTGCCATGTATGTAATCCATGCTAATTCTCGCACTTTCATCCATTGTCGTTCTTCTTGTCGATTGTATGAATGCAACCTTATCAAAAATTCAGACCAAGTCATTTCATAAACGTATTCCAATGACGGACAGCCCAGCTCACCAATCGCCATTGAAATTACGTCTCTTTGCCAATCTATTTTTTTTTTGATGCCTTGACGTTCTTTGCATCATTCTTTGGGACCTTTTTTGGTTCAGGATCTTTAGGTACATCTTTAGTCAACCATTTGTTGAATTGATGCATAAATTCGACTGCAGCTGGGCAATAAACCACTCCACCATCGTTATCTACTAATTCATTGAAATCGTGAATAGAAAAATCGAATCTGTCTTGATTCACTTCAGCACAATATTTTGCTGAAACGAACATCAATAATGGAACCGTTTTCCACGGATTCTTTCCTGATTTAACTCCTAATTCTTCAATATCCCAACCGGTCAATTCCAAAACTTCGCCTAAAAATCCAAGACCTAATGAAAACTCAAGTTCATGTCCGCCCAATGTTAATACTTTTCTCATATTTGATTATTTATTTAATTGATTAAATTGTTGGATCAACTTCTACGATTGCTCCAGATCCAGATAATGTACACGAAAACGATGCAAATTCGTCACCAGACGGCGCATCAAGACCCAATTGCGACATGATTGAAGAACCATAATATGCTGCAGTGTCAGCTAATCCTGTATCCATTTTCCATGTAACAGCGTCACCAGCTTCCATCAATCCTTTCAGATAATCATGTGATGCCTTAGTTGTTTCTCCACCGACTGAAGTTGTATCGATGTAATTTCCTTCTGCAGAAATTTCGTACGATAACGATCCAGCTTGTCGTTCAGTTTGTCCCGGAAGACATTTTGTTTGTGTTTCAATAATTCCTCGAGTTTGCTCAAGTGCATTAGACGTCAAGCAAGCTACGGGCCTATATGCCGAACCGTCATGAACGTATAATACCAGCGCTTCTCCTTTAATGAATGTGCTCATGATATTTTGTTTTAAAGTTATTTAATTTGATGTAAAAGTACGAAAGTTTATTTAATCTTCATTTCAAGCCTGAGAAATTTACGATAAATTATTTCAGACGATGTTTCAGATGTTATGTCTGCAGGAAACGACATATTCATCCAAACGATTTCTAACGCGCCAGTTAACGCTAAATTTTGGAGTTGATTCCTAACTTCATCAAGAATGTTATCGATGAATAGCCTAGATCCTGTATTGCCAGCACCATCATAATGAACTATTATATCAAGCAAGATTGATGAATCCCAAAAATATTCACATTTATTTTGTTTATCAACTTCGTTTGTTTGAGTAGACATCAACACGTATGCAAATGGTGGATCAGTTTGCCCATCAGTTGTGATTCGCGTATCAAAACACGGTATTGTAATTGAATCAACTACAATGTTGTTTATCGCATTGTAAACCGCTAATCGAATGTGTTTATTTGGAAGTGATTTGTTCATTAGAAATCTTCTTTTAATTGTTTTAATATAATTTTCGCCTTTCGTTTGATTTCGCCTCGTGCAAATAAAAACGCAGGATAAAAAAACGGTTTAGGTGTTAAACCTCGTTTCAATATTGCCATCAATATCGGCCATGCTGCCTTTTCATCAATTCCTTTCCGTTTGCACCATTCACGAATCGCTTGCAAAGCACCATCTTTTTTAGGTCGTGATCTGATTTTTGTTGCAATCGATTGAAATGCAGGTGGTACTTTTACTTGAGCACCAGTTCCAAATTCAACATATCCTGAATGAGCTGCAGACGCGATGACATCAGCATCCATTTCGCCTCGTTTTTTAACATAAATTCCTTGTACCAAGGATCCTCTGTCAAATGATTGACCTCGAGCATTTTTTTTTGCTTGTTCTGCAGTTTCAGACGATACATCGAAAACTAATTCAGCAGCTGCATCTCGACCTTTCTTGCCGAACGTTTCATACTTTTCGACAATTTTATCAAGGTTAACTATGTTGATATCGACTTTCATTTTTTATGTTGATCTTGTCGGCAATTCAGACATCGTAAATGTAATAAATTTGCCAGTGAAATTTGTGTCAATGATTCCGCCATTGATTTGATATTCTTTGTTTTTGTATTTTATGAAATTACCGACTCCAGTCAAATCCAAATCGATTCGTTTTCTCATTGTAACACGAACAGAACGTTCTGGTATTTTATCACCAAATTGATGCACGATAGATCCCGGCGATAATGTTTCAAGTTTTGCCCATGTCGTAGCAATTAATGTTTGCGTAGAAACCGACCCACCAAATCCATCCAAACTCGTGCCGTTCGAATAAATGTCTATCCTTTTTTTCAATTCCCGACTTCTCATACCAAAAATCTTCTAAATTCATTAATAGTCATTTTTGACATTACAGACAAATCGTTTATCGTTTTATCCGTTTCATTTGCATAATATAATAAATCTATTATTTCCAACGCAACATTTTTCAATGAATCAGGATAATCCAATGGATCTTCATATCCAACATTCAAAATTAAATTGCCTTCAGTCCCAATATTATAATCTGTATGTAAATTCCTAACCGATGCATCAACCGATGCCGC